GTGCAAAAGTAACTTCGACCTATATGGAATTTACTCTTGCATTTGGTCCAAAACCAGAATTTAGTTTTTCATTTAAGTCAATACCTCCCGGAACCCACACGATACAGTAGCGATACAAAAATTATAGAACATATGTTCTATTTTGTCAATTGGTGCAATCTTCCCTCCTTATTTTTCCTCTCTTCCTATCTTATTATTATTTATATGCGAAAAATGGCTAAAAAAGTACGGAAAATGCTTTTTTTATCGACATTTTAGCGTATAATTGGTGTAGGTATTAACAACGGGGTTCCAGAAAGAATATGAAAAATTATTAAAATAGTATATTGACTTATTTTCTGCCAAGATTATAATGAAATCATATACTAAATGGCGAAGAGGAACGCCAGAGGGAGGAAAAGAATATGGCAAAAAAATCAGGTTGTCTTGTTGCCGTAGTTGCTGTTTTAGCAATCGGAGCAATTGGATCAGCAATAGGCGGAGGAAGTGACGATAAACCAAAGAAAGTTGAAACAGCCGTAAGCACAGAAGCAAAAAAAGACGAAACAGAGGAAAAAGAAGAGGAACAGAAAGTATTTGCAGTCGGTGATTCAGTTGAATCTAAAGACATAACAATTACACTTGTGTCTGCAACAGAATCAGCCGGAACTGACATCATCAAGCCGGATGACGGAAAAGAGTTTTTGATTTTAAATTTTGACATCCAGAACAATTCAAAAAGTGACATTAACATCAGTTCTGTGACTTGCTTTGAAGCATACTGTGACGATTATTCATTAAATCAAGACATTATTGGATTGCAAGCACCAGAAGCCAAAGATCAGAGTCAGCTCGACGGAAGTGTAGCAGCTGGAAAGAAAATGAATGGTGTTATTGTTTATCAAGTACCTACAGATTTTAAGAAATTTGAAATCAAAGTTTCACCGGGATTCTGGAGCTTAAAGGATATCGAATTTGCGATAAATAAATAGAATTTAAAAGACGGGTAGATCATTCCACCCGTCTTTCTTTATGCCTATTTTACCCTTAATCTCTGTCCAGCATAGATCAGATTTGGATTGCTGATTCCGTTCAGCTGCGCAATCTTCTGGTAGCTTGTTCCGTACCTGGATGCAATGCCAGAGAGCGTATCTCCGCTCTGCACGGTATAGTATTGTGCACTTCCGGCATTAACCTGTTCCTGTACATCATTGTATCGGATTCCAAGAACTGCCTTGCGCACATCTCCGTTTCCGTATCTACCGGATAATACTTCCTGTGCCAGATTGTCTGTACTTGTCACCCAAATGTGATTTATGAAGTTTTGTACCTCTTCGTACCTGGTTCCGAGGTTACGGATCCGGTCTTCTCCATTGCCGAACTCTCCAAGCATGGTCTTGTACACCAGATCTAAGGTTGAGCCTTCAGGAGATGCTGTTGCCGGTTTCGGTGTCTCTGGCTGTTCCGGAACAACTATGTTTGTCTTATCACTTACAGTGTATTTATGCCACTCTTCTACTCCTCCGTAGAATTTGTTCAGGTCAAGGTTGCCATCGTAGCCACTTAATCGACCACAGGATGTATACTGCCGGATCGCACAGGTGTACTCTCCCTCATTCCAAGGAACATCCTGATAACCGGTTGGATCGTTATCCGCATACTGCGCGATCCACAAGCCATAGTTGCCTATATTGTCGAATTTATATGCAATCGACTGTGAACAATATAAGATTGGATGCACACCGGTCTTACTGTATACATAATCTAACCAAGACTTGCACCAGGCGTAATCACAGTTGCCAAACGAGCTGTTGTTTCCTGCTTCCCAGTCCAAGACAAGCATCGCTTCTCCAAGACGATTGCCTACATTACCTAAAAAGTAATCCGCTTCTGCCTGAATGTTTCCGCCGTTTGCGTAATGATAGATTCCAAGACATTTTCCTACTGTTTTCGCCTGACTGTAGGCTCTTTCGTAATCCGGGTTCACGTAGCCTGTCCCTTCTGTCGCCTTGATCTGGACAAAATCGCATGGCACAATTGCAAGGTTGATCCCGCTTTGCCAGCTACTGATGTCAATTCCGTTTAATGCCATAACATTTCCTTTCTACCGCTAACTTTTGGCGGTCAGCGAATAGCTTCGTCTATATGTCTATTCGTCCTTATTCATCTGCTTGATTAACTGGTTGGCATAGTTGCTTAATCCGGCAACTAAAATTCCTTGTACAATTGATGTAAAAATAGCCATTGCAATATTCTGTGTACCTTTAAGGTCGCAAGTTGCCACCACGTAGATACCGCAGATCACAATCCCGATCACTCCAAGGATTGCCGGGATGTATTTGTCTGCTACGGTCTGCACTTCTTTTAAGCAGACTCCGATAAAATACAGTGCGATTGCTACAACAACAAGCTCTGGTTTTACATAATTCATAATCTGTTCCATAGAAAAATTCCTTTCTATAATGTGTGTTTACAAGTTACATACTAATAGAGTATTATGGAGTAAAAAGGTGGTAAAAACAATGAGCGGAAATCTTGCAATAAAGGGCGTTGAATACTTAATGGACTCGTTCCCGATAGTGGACAAGCGGAGAAAGACGATAATGATTTTTGCTGCGGATCCACACTTAAAAGAGGTTGTGCTTATTTACAAGCTCTTAGGGAATCCGGAAGATTTGCTATATAACGAGGAAAACCCGATTGAAATATTGGAAGTGTAGAATCTGCTCCCCATTGTCCGGGGAGCTTTCTTATTCCACGAATTTCTGATAGAAAATAAGTGCATCGAGAAATTCTGAATTACTCGGACATTTTGTTGTACTATAACCTAGAATCTCTTGCACATATTCCCGGTTGCTTTTCCAACATTTTTCAACGGCGCTTCGGATAGCTGCTTCGATGTTCGCCGGTGACGTTACGTATTTTTCAGCAATAACTGGATATACGTCTTTCATCATGCGAACATTTTCACTTTCTTCATTTTTGGCAGCCACGATTTCTACAGCATCTTGGATATAATGGTATCCTTTATACCTAGAATTTACATGGCATTTTCTCAAAATCATTACCGTTTCGTTCATAATACCCCTCCTAAGTGTGATTCTAAGATGTTTAATGATTTGTTGCACCTATTATACCACACCCAGAAACGAGCAATATAACGTTTTTTAATGATTTTACTTAATTTTTTTTCGATTTTTTAGCAAGAATCATTAAAAAACGCATTTCTTTCCCTTGTTATTGTAAAAATTATTCGTTTCCCGCAATATTTTCATCCTCTCCTACTTCCTCATAAGGAATATTCATAAGCTCTGAATATTCCTTTTCCGTCAGTCTGTTTTCTTATTTTTAAAGATTAGCCTAATTTAGTTAATTAACTATAGCCCTCTTTTAGTTAATCATAAAATATTTCATAATTTCCCTCGCATTGTATTTTGCAATCTTCTTTGCACCGTTTTCATTTGTATGAATACCGTCACGTAAATCAGTCTGAATTGGTGCAACACCAGATTGTTCAGGATGGTCATAATCGATCGTTGTTTGACTTTCATAGATATTTCTGATTCCGCATCTACGAGTGTCGATTGTTTCCGCACCACACCTATCGGCAACAAAATTGATGAAATCACCTTTCTGATAAATGCTATCAAAAGTTTCATAACATTCTTGTGTTGGTGTACACATAAATATCACTGCATTCGGATACGCTTCATGCAACTTTTGAAAACCATATCGAATAGCACCTGCCAATGTCTGACGATTTACGTTATCAATAGGCACAACAGTAAAGTTGTTTTGAGCATAATTCGTGATAAACTGTGATTCCACGCTTTCTTTTGTCTGCACAGAGAAATCAACAGAATCATTTGTTCCAAACGAGAATGTAATCACGTCAAAGTCCTGATAATCTGCATCTCCGTTTGCTTTTGCATTTAGCACTTTCTGTACTTGATTTCCCATTACATTGCCATCTGTGGAAGGTTGTGGATTTCCGTCATACGTTTGATTAGCAACTTTATCCTGCCATGTAGAACCCGCAACAGACACATTCACAACCTTATCAGCAAGGAGATACTGTTTAATCCAATGCGTCCATCCGTTTACACCACCCATAGCGGTAATACTATCGCCAAGTGTAAGAATCTTTAATCCTTTCCACTTTGGAAGAATCGAACTCGGCAACGCAGATTCATTTACTGTAACATAAAGCTCTCCATAAGGAGTATACTTTGTAATGCCGTACTGCTCAATTTTTAATGTGTTTAAAATATCCCCAAATCCTCCGTTTTTAGAGAATCTAAAATAATATGCACCATCGGGAGCTGTTAATTCGGTAGGTTCATTGTTTACGCCAGACAAATATTCTCTATTAGCATCAAAATATGCTCCGGTACTTACAACGCCGATAGGGAGTTCATTACTGCTGAAATAGAGAACCATTCCGGGTTTTACAGGAATGTACTCACTTGAATCCCAAGATGTAAAACTAGAATCAAAATATCCGTTTTCTGCCAAAACCGCACCTTTTACAACAGTATCCTTATTAAAAAGGTTTGAATGGTCTTCTTGTATTTTTACAACTTCGTCTTTGACTTCACTTACTTCGGCTTTTATATTGTCAGTGTCTTTCTTTACATTATCCACATCGGCTTTGATTTTAGGCTCACCATATGGTAAATATGTAGTTCTTGAGCCTTTTTCAATCTGCAACTTTTCTCTTTTTGAATTAAACGAAAATCTTGCATATCCATCAGACGTGACTGCTATATTATTATTATTATTAGGGTTGCCAAAGGAATCTACCCATTGCTTGTTTTTGTCGTAAAACGCACCCGTAGAATATGGAGTTGGTTTTCCATTTGAGCTAAAATACAGAACTTCTCCTTTAGATACTGGAATATATCCAGTTGCAATCCAACCATCAAAAAATACTTCTGATCCAACATTCTGATCTATTGCTGTATTCTCTTTTGCGTCTGTCGGATTGTATAAGTTAGGAGAAATGATGTTACCTAAACCTTCCTTTAGTGAACCAATATCCTTTTCATTGGTCTCAATCTGTTCCTGATTGGCTGCTATGGCTTCTTTATCCTTTTCGAGAGCATCTCCTACGGCTTTTGCATCTGCCGGAGAACCAGATACAGAAAGCGTACTGTCCACATCTGTCTTTTTAAGAAAGGTAGATAGTTCGTTTTCTACCGCTTCAAGTCTTTCATCCTGTTCGGTATTTTTCGCACTGGCTTCACTGATGTCAGACTCTAAGGTTGAAATCTTTTCATCCTGTTCGGTGTTTTTCGCACTGGCTTCTTTGATGTCAGACTCTAATGCAGAAGTCTTTTCGTCCTGTGCATCGTTTTTGGCATCCACTTCGTTAATCGCACCAACAAGCGTTTTATCAGCCGTATTCAGTCCACTAAATTTATGGGAAGCAATCTTTTCTACTACTCTGTTTGCGATATTGGATACAATTGATCTCTTATTTGTGTTTGTTTCTTTATCAAGGATAATGATTTCGTCATTATCAGCGATTCCTTCTTTTTCCGCGTAATCAGTCCACTTTGCCATCTGCCACACCTTCTTCCATTAACATTGCTTGCATCGCCTTTGCATACGGGTTTTCTATTGTTCCTTTTTTTTCGAGTTCCGGTCTTTCTCCAATAAATCCATCTTCTGGCGTAGCAATCACAGTTTCCGTGCCATCATCCTCTACGCGCTCAATAGTGCACCCTCTTTCGAGTGCAGAATCCATCTGCGCATCCTTAGATAAAAACTTCGCTGTTCCGTCTTTTTTTGCTATATAACCTTTCATTTTTCCTTTACTCCCGTCTTTTTAAGTGCATCCTTTAATTCCTCAACAGTTCCTGTATGTCCCTCGTTTTCTGGCAGCTTTAAAGTTTTACGAAATAAGCTCTCTTGATATGCTTCGTTCTTAAATTCCGCCGCAACTGAATCCACGATTATTGTTTGCAACGAAAGCGGAGTTTCAGATTTTACCAATTCTTTTTTTGCATATTGGTATATAAGTCTTTTAAGTGTTTGCATCGTCTCACCGAGATCCATACATTTTCACCTCCTTTGCAATTAGTTTAATTCTGAAACAATAAGTCCGTTTTCCACCTGTATCGTTGTTTCTGTCCATCCAATACTACCGCCTCCCGCGTCATGTACTTCTGAAACATATTTAAGATTTCCAGTCGCTCCTATATAAGTTGTTAAATGCACATCTGTTGTGCTTCGGGTGGAAATGTCGCTCGCTGTTATTCGTAAGCATCCACCTTTTATTTGGATTCCGCGGTCAGTGTTTCCGGTTACCATGTTGTATGTAGAAGCGGAGTAATCTATATATCCGTATTCCGCAGAACCTCTACCACCAATCATTTTCCCTTCGTTAGACATCTTCATCCAATATCCCGTGCTTGTTCCACATTTTAGAGTCCCTTCCAATTCTGCCGATGTGCATTTTAGATTTCCAGCTTCACTCATGCTAGAATATTTGGATTCCCATGCAATTTTATCAGCTTTCAGTCTGATCAAATCAGCTTTCGCTTCAATCAAACTTTCCGCTTGATCTGATGTGATTCTTAGCTGTAATCCATCTTCTGTAATTTTTAAAACTGTTGCTGCATTCACAGTACCGGAAGTGGCAACATCTTTTTGTGCCTGCTTTAAAGCTGAATTTAAGTCCGCATATGTAACATTGTATCTGTCAATTTTTGATTCGATATCTTTTCTTTCTGCATCTGTAATCTTTTTATCGGAAATGGCTGTTCGTATGGCATTGGTAAGTGCTGTATACGCATTGGTATACGCTGTCATTTTGTTTGTCAACGAATCCTTTGTCAATGTCCTCGCCTGATAATGCCATATTCTCTGCATATTTTCATACGGATGTGATGTGGTAATCAATGCCGGATCGCCAACTTCAACAATTTCAAATGCTGGAAGTTTTGCCGAAGAAGTTGTCGAATGCGTTGCGGGATTATTTGTTGTTTCTATAGAATCAATCGAGAATCCATATAACTTTCCATCCGCTTTTGTTGCATTAAAGCTAACGAATAAGTCTGTTGACGGAATAATATATTCTTCATCTGTATCCAATAAATCTCCAGCCGTAAGACCGGACGCAAACTTATATATCTTATTATCTTTTTTATAATATAAGCCGAGCGTATCAAGATAAGTGCTGTTAGACTTTGAATTGATTTTTATTTTTAGGTTACTTCCTGTGCTTTTTTTATTGCTCACGGAATCAATAATCGAATTGAACCAGATCGTCAACATTTCATTGTCTTTATCAAACTCGTTCATAGACTGCTCAATTGCTTTCGTTTCTGATTCACTTATAACTCCGTCTTTAAATGAACCATTTACTGTGTCTTTAAAGTTATTCAGATCATCTTGTATGCTTCCAACTTCTTCTTTTGCAATATCTTCCAATGATTTCCCCTCCACACTGAAAGATGTTGCTTTAATGTTTACAACTCCTGTAGCCGTATCGGCTTGGAAGGTAATATTGCCGTTTTTATCTTTGATGGTAAGTGATCCCGAATTGATGTAATCCGCATTAAGTCCAATTGTATACAAAATTCTGGCTATCAGATCACCAGTCAAGGTCATCCCATAAGGATATGTCTTTCCTCCATCGTTCGATATTCCAATAGCTTCAGATGTTACCTTTATGACATTTTTGGAATCTTTAAGGTTTGCTTTATCATGAATATATGATATATAGCTGCCGTCCGATTGCTTAACCTGTGTCTCGTACATTCCGGAAGCATTTTTTAAAGCTTCATTCAAATTTTCAACAGCATTTTCCCACTCTGTTTTGTTCTTCACAAATTCTTTTTGTGTCTGATATATCTCGGACGCATTACTGTAATACTCACCCGCCTGTCTCTCTGGCGAATTGATATCACAGCTTATTGTAGAACCGCCAAGATATTCAAATTCATGGGTTGTAACAAATGTTCTGTATACCTTGTCTTTTCGATCAACCACACAAGCAAGATCCATAAATTCAACTGTAGGGTTTGCGATAAAGTCACCACTGATCTTCCTGATCGTTACATTCACAAGCTTTCTGCCGATAAAGGTAACCGCAGCTTTCTCATTGCCTTTGATAAGTGGATTGGTTAGCTTTATGCAGTAATTATCATTTCCGTATATTACAATCTTTTCATCATCACCCGAACCAGTAGTAGTCGACACTCCGGTAATAACTACATTGTCTGTATCAATGTCTGGATCCGATGCGAAGTCTTTGAAGATGTGGTATCCGGCATCTTCGGAAAGATTTGACGGTTTTGTTGAATCTGTAATTCCGTTCAAAGCAGAAAAGTCGTAGCTTTTTATCACCAGTGTTCCATTACGGATCACTGCGTTTCCACATGCTATCTGTGCAATATATCCGATCACCTGTCTGCCGGTTACATTTTCAGGTGCATTTTTTATAATGTAATCTTCATTTTCAAACGTAGCACTTCCAAGTGAAATTTCGCAAGCGGAGCACACTTCTACAAGTAGCTGCCTTGCTGTTACCGGGTATGTAAGTTTAGAAGCAAAGCTTCTGTCTGATTTCCACATATCATCGTAGGCGTTCAGCTCAATCGTATCACTTAATTTAACCGGATTTAATACGGTAAACACTCCCTCTTGTATCCTCTCTAGTGTCGGATCATTTGCAGGGATAACGTCACCGGTCGTATCGGGAATATCATCTACGGCATAGTCTTTCAATGGCGCAAAATCAATATCTGCTTCTGTATACAGAGAGATTCTTGCAAAGTAAAAGTCATATCCGGAATACCGTTCATCAAGATTATCTATGGTAAGTGTAATTGTTTTCGATACAGCAACACCAAGAGGAAATCCATCGTTTCCTCCCTGTTCTGTATACTTATTGCCACTTACCATAAAGTCTTTTTCGGATGTAAGAGTAAGACGTTTACCATTGGCAAGAGTAACAACCGCATAAGCATAAAAAGCAGTTCCATCCTTTATGCAATTTTTGAACAATGTACTGACATTTTTCATGTTGCTCTCCTTATACTACTGGATTCATGCTTGTTACTTGAAAGCTTAATTCGTCCAATTTTTCCTCACCATCTTCAATGCTCAGCATTGGAGCGTTAAAATTTGCAGCATAGAATTTTGTTGTTTCCCACTGTGCTTTGTATACGTTAAAATGGTAAAAATCAAATTCATCTCTGTTCATAACCTCTTTTAGGATACGGCTTGCGTCTTCTGCTTTTATATCTGTCCATTTAAGGTTGTACGCTTCAATAGTGAATAGCACCGCATTTTTCATATTGCCGCGCATGGTTCTTCCAGACTTATCAGAAGAGGTTGTTGCAAGTGAAACCTGATATCCGTCCTGATCAGGGTCCGGCGGTGTGTACGTTCCGAGTTTTAAATGTTTCTGTGCCATTTCATACCTCCTAAACCGTCTCGAACGGATTTCTTCCGGTCACTATTTTTTGCGCTTTTGCTTCTTCTATAACTTCTTTGAACAATATTCTTCTGTTAATTTGTGCCGTAAAGTTATAGGTTCTACCGTTGCCGCTTCCACTTTCTTCTCTTACGATCCGGCGAATCAGGCTTTCCGGTGCTTCAATATTATTACCGTTCTTCTGATCTCCGAGGACTGCCATAAACTCTTTATTTGGTGGAATAACGGCTCCCTGTGCGAGATATGGGATTCTTGGAGCCGACCAATAACCTACATTAAAGCCGATTGAAGAATAACCGGTCAGTTTTTGCAACCATCCAGGAATATCTATATTCAAACTGTTAAGCGCGGACGCGATACCGTTCTGCATGGTCTGCGCTGCAGAAAGCAAAGAGTTTATAAATCCGATAATGGCGTTAATTGGTGCTTTTACAATGGCTGCAAAAGTCCCCCAAACACCGGAAAATATTTGCTTTACGCCATCCCATGCCTGTCTCCAATTTCCGGTAAATACGCCTTCTACAAAAGTAATAATTCCGTCAAATACTTTTTTAACATTGTCCACTATGTTTTTTATGTTCTTAAACCAAGCATTTACATACTCTCCAAGATATCCAAACTCTTCCGTCCAATCGTGGTGAAATGCACTTTTCAGCCATGCGCCGAATTTTTCCATAACAGCCTTGACTTCATCCCAATGGGTTACAAGTAATACAAGAATTGCTATAGTTGCAGCTATCGCTACTGCAAGCGGTCCACCAAGTGCGGATACAATAGTACCAATAACTCCGATTAAACCGTTAGATCCAATAATTGCAATCAACGAACCAACGACACTAATAATCGTTCCAATAGCACCAACAATTGATACAATGAGCGGAACGATTACAGATGCTGCAAATGCGCCAATCAGTGCCGCACCAATTACATCAATAATCCATTGGTGTTCAGAAATAAAATTAAAGAACGCAGCTACGACAGAAATTAAAGTCGGAATAGCTGATTCTATTAACCACGTAAGGAACGGAAGGACTATATTTTTGTATATCCTTAAAACAAAATTTCCGATAGCTTCTATTAGAGGACTGATAGATTCTAATAACTTCCTTATTGCATCAAGAAGTGGGTAAAAATCTATACTTGCCGCCCATTCAGCAGTCGCCCAAGCTATTTTATTTATAAAATCGAGAACAGACTGAAAAATATCGGCAATTGCCTGTATAATCGCCGTTCCGACAGCGTTCTTGTTCCATGCTTCGTCCAGCCTTTCTGCTATTCTTCCGACAGTAATCAGAATAGCCTGAACAATCTGAAGTGAAGTAGTAAGAAGCTGTGTTCCGGTTCCATTCGTCCAGACTTCTAACATGCTCTTGCCGACATCCTTTGCCAGTTTTGCGAGCTCTGTGAAAGCGTATTTTGCAGCATCAACTGTTTTCTTTCCCTCTTTTTCCCATGCCTGTTTGAATGGCTTGAAAATCTGTGAAAGAATGTCTTTTAGCTTTTCAAGAACCGGAATGTCAGTGATCTCAACTTCTTCAAACATCGGGCCAGTGCCACCACCACCGCCGGATCCGCCACTTCCACCAGACGGCGATTTAGAAGAAGTATCTTCTGCGGTAAACTTGTTGATATCATCCAACGGCGAAAGGTAATCTTCCGCCGCTTTCGCCGCATCCTCTGTAGCATCCGCCGCATCTTTCGCTGCCGATGCCGTATCTCCTAGACTTGCAGCATAATTCTTTTGTACCGCTATCGCCCTTGTGTATGTACTCTTTCCAGATAGGAAAGAAAAGAACATACTTACATAGCTTGCCGCGGTAGACAACATATCTATAAATTTCGTTAAGATAGGTGCTACGACTGTAAGAATAGGGGCGAATGCAGTAGCCAATGCGTTCTGAAGCCTGACAAGGCTTGACCAAAGCATAGAAATACTCTGGTTTGTCGTGCCGGAATACTGTGCGAGATTGTCAAATCCGCTCTTGATTCCTCCGAAGATTGCAGAAAACGCCCGGAACGCTACGCTCATCATTAGGGACATAGCAAGCATTCGCCCGAGTCCCATTCTTGCTCTGCCGGATGACCTGGAAACTTTGTCTAATTCTCCAGATGCTTTCTTTGCAGAAACCTTTGCCCTATTGTTTGCTTTTTCTGCTTTTTTCCCGTACTCTTCTGCTTTACTGGTTATTCCGTCATAAGACGTTTTTAACCGATTATTCATATCGGCAAGTTTTTGTTCTGCCTGTGCGAGCTTTTCTATGTCTTTTTTTGCTTCTTTTGTTCCGATTCCGGTCGTGAACGCTTTTCCTCTTTCTTCCAGGTCTTTTAATTCGCCTTCTGCGTATTTAATAGTGTTGGCAAGTTCTTCAAGGTCGTAGGTCTGCTTTTTGTAAGTATTAGAGCTTGTTTTTCCACCATTCGCAAGGTATCGGTCCCTTGCTTCTGTTAAGCGGTTTTGCTTTACTGTGGCTTCTGCAATCTGTGCCTGTATTTCCCTGTATTCGTCTGTTGGAATCTTCTGGTTGCCATATTCTGCAACCTTTTTCCGCAAACTCTCAACTTTCTGCTCCTGTGCGGCATATTCGTTGTTCAGTTTTGCGAAAGCGTCTATCTGTTTATTCAGTGCTGCTTTTGCGGTTGCTCCGATATTATTTACTTTTTTTGCAAGGTTTCTAATCCTTGCTTCTACTTCCTCACTTCCGGCTTGTATACCGTCAGTATCTATTTCTGTGTCGATAACGACAGTACCATCGGCATAAGCCATAACTTTTTCCTTTCTACCGCTATTTTTCTGCGGTCAGCGACTATCTCCAAACGATAGCCGGTTACTTTTTTAACCCAAACAGTTCCCGAAGCTCTTCTTTTTCCTCTTCGCTCCGTTCGATCTGTTTTACCTTTAAATCCACAAGGGATTTATTGTTTTTGTAAAATTCCTGTTCCCACTTCTCCAACTTTTTCCCACGCTTCTTTTTATCACGTAAGCCAACCACGGTCGCAAAAGTGCTTTCTCCGATTTCCATAAACAACCCAAGAAACGTCCACCAGTGCATATATTTTTCAGCTCTGATGTCTTTACCGGCTACTTTATTTACTGCCGGAATCAAGATTGGAGCATCCTGATTCCAGTCCATCAATCTCGGCTTTGGTTTGTTGTCGCTAGAAAAACCACAGTCGATAAATTCTATAGCCTGTTCTGCCGCTTCTTTCCAGTGCTGCGGAGGAATGCTTTCAAAATCCAAGTACAAAATCTGCAACATAGTCATAGACTGTTCAGTGTTCTTTTCCTGTTCGTTCATTCCGGCGTAAATGTCGGGATCGTTCATTGCAATCAGGATATCCAGAACAGCTCTGTAGTCTGTACGGATTTCGTAGTCTTTCCCTCCGACTCTAAGGGTTGTTGGTAATTTCCAGGTGTCCACTAATTGTGATATTTAGCGACATACTTGTTCATTCTCTTTTTTACTTTCTGTGTGCGGACGTTCATTTCGCGTTCGATCACAGTAGAGATAGAGGAAAGAACGTTTTCTACAAAAAGCTCACCTGATTTCAAAGCAGCGAAAGGTCCGAGGATTCCGAAGAACGCTTCTTTCGCATCCGCGCCAATCAGATAGCTGATTTTCTCCGCAATATCGTTTTCGGCTTTGCGGATATTTTCAACATCCTTTTCTAAATCTCCTGTCTTTTCCGGCATCTGATAGCTTTCGTAGAACTTCGCCACCTCTTTGTATCGGTCAATAATGTTTGTATCAGATGGACGAAAAACGAATTTTCCAAGCGTCTTACCGCGTTTATTCTTGATGTTGTATATTTCTTCGCCGTCATCAATTATGATATCGTTTCCATGTACATTGCTTTTTACTAATTTGTTGCTCATTTAAACCTCCTTGTTTTTTGCTTAATTAACCATGATATTTAAGAAAGTGCGCGATCGCTTTCTAACGACTGTGAAGCGATTTCACCGGCGGTAAATACCGGATTTCCCGATTTTAAAGATTCTGCCGTAACGCTTCCTTCTGTTCTTGTTCCGTTTTCTGTGACATCGAACGGGAAATTTACACCAGATGTATCACCGCCGTAAGACTGCGGTTTTACAAGCACTTCCTGAACAAATGCTCTGTGCTTTGTGGCTGCCGTATCTTCCACGATAACTTCAAGCATAAGTGTTTTGCATTCATCACCCTTCAGACGTTTCAGTGCGATATCTCTAATTTTTGGATATAACTTAGAGGATGGATCTGCGTAGAACGGATCAGCAGACATAGACGGTTCATAGCCGTTGTCTGTAACTTTTGTTTTTCCGAGAATTGTTTTTTTCGTTTCAGTGTCCGGATTCAGTTCCACAGACATATCCTCGATATCTTCACCAAGGATTTCCCATGTTGCTGTTGTAGCGTCCAGTTTGAAACTGTAATCTAAGAAGTGAGCCATAGCTTCACGATTTAATTTAGACATGTTTATTCCTTTCTACCGCTAACTTTTGGCGGTCAGCGAATACCTCAGTCGGTATCCGGTTAATTGGTTCTTTTAAATTTATTTCTGTACTTTAGTGACAGGCTTATAACCCAGTCTTGTACATTGTTTTCGCTTACATTATCCAGATATGATGGCGTAAGGCGTGTAATCTCTTCGATTTTTCGTCCCTCTGTAAGCTCTGGATATTCTTCGAGGGTGTAAATCTTTCCATCAATCGTAACCGGCTGTTTTTCAAGCCATTTTCCAAGTCCGTCAAGAAACTCCTTAATATCTGCTTTTACATTTCCGGCATCTATCGCCGTGCGGTACAGAATGTAAAAAGGATAATTGCAGAGCTGGTCTACTGTACCGGTTACATATTTTTTTTCCAGCGCGATCACTGCCCCACTCACCGGATAGCACGTGATACCGGAATCCTTTTCTACTGTGGAGAATTTTATTTTTTCATCCGGCAAGAGTCCGGGGTAGCTATTGAGCAGATCCATAATTGCAGAAGTTACAACCTCATAGCCATCAACATCGTATTTAACTTTACTTTTTTCCTCCGGCAATGCGTTTCACTCCTTTCACCCATGCTTTCCCGTCTTTCTCCTTTGCTGCATCGAACCAGTGATCCGTTGCATCAGGATGGGGAATTTTTGAAAAATGCAGTGGTCTGTCTGTTACAACTTTCTTCGCTCCCTTTCTCGCGAACGGCGACATTGTTTCTGGATCTACCATCACAAGCCCCTCATACAGAAACCGTCCATAAGGAGGGCCGGCAGCAATCACTTTTCCAGATCCTTGCAAGGATGCGCTTTGGATCTGCGCTACATGTGCCATATTTCCATCTCTGTATGGCATAAACGGAATCATGCTTTTGAAGACCTGTCCATCAAGCCAGTACTGTGCGTCCTGGAACTGCTTTTCAAAACGTTCCAGACTGATATCAGCTTTTATGTCGCCTTGCACGATCTGATAATGTGGAAAATGAAATGTCTTTGACCTTGCCATTTTATTTTCCTCCGATCTCAAAATGTGGAATCAGCGTGTACGTTCCAACACTTGTTATCAGAAAGACGTTGTCCTTTTTCTTGTTGAAATAGTCATAAAATCCACCACCTACACGGGTTGCGTAATCAGAATCTTTTATAATCTCTTCGGAGTATTCTCCCTCGATGAAGAAATCACCGTCAGCAAATGTAACGGTCTCAGCCAGCTTATCGTTGGTCTGTGCTTTCCATTCTTTCGGCGGTAGATAAATCTTTCCGCTAACGTTTTTTCGGTATACCGTCTTTCCGGTATCCGCAATCAATTCAATCGCTTTCCCGTCTGTATCGAAAATGTTATGACCGTTAGTATCATTCCAGTATGTTTCTGCTACAGTACCGGCTTTTTTATTGGTGTACCTGATGTGCAAATTTGCTTCATCGGCGTTTTCCAGTCCTGTTTTAGCTACGTTCGCCGCTTTGTCGTCTACGAATTGGCATCCAGATATAACAGTGGGATACCAATAAATTTCGTCTTTTTGGTTAACGTATTTGTTAAATACTGTCACCGTCTTGTCGAACATTGGTATCCCTCCTTAATATATTTCTTTCCCGCATTTCTCACATTTCCATACATGGTGTGTCTTGTATTCACCCGGAGAAATTTTCTCAAGGAAAGTTCTACAATATGTTGTTTTTTCATGTTTGCACATCAGCATTTTAAGCCATTTAAATACCAGCATATAATAAGTACTCTCCTTTATCGTCTTTAACTCCGTATAAATACTGTCCAGCCTTCTGCTGTATCAGGATGTTTTCCACTTTTTTATCCATGCAAGCCTGTGCATAGACTGTTTTAGATGCATCACTCGTTCCCGTGGAATAGGTAATGCTTTCACTCCCGGCAGTAACCGAAGATACCGTTTTGCCGGTTACTTTTCCATCTTCGGTTTCTACTGTTCCAAGATTACTCAAAAGTGTGTTTTTAATGCTGTCTATCTGGTAAAGTGCTTCGGCTACAGAGCAGACTGCTTTCTGCACTTTTTTATTCGCCCTGGAATCGCTCGGAAGTCCATCCGCAAGGCTGTCAAATGTGATTTCATCCACTCTGTCACTCGCCCGATCTGCATACTTTGGAAAGTCGGTTTCCGACACAACATCACCGTGATATTCATTTTTGTAAAATGCATAATCTGTATATGCCATGCCGGTTCCTCCTAACCTCTGGTCTTAATTCTGGCAATCGGGATCGCCTTGATAGGGAAATACTTTTCTGCGCCTGTCTTGTTGTTCTGTGCAAGCTGCCAGTTTGATCCTTTTTCAAGTTCTTCGTCTGTCGGGGAAATGATACTTCCGTCTTTAAACGAAATTCCCACCGGAGACCAGCACTTTCTCTGGCGAGAGTACAGTGTTGTTTCTCCACCGTTCTTTTCCGGGTTTCTGTCCATTTCATAAGGCACCTTAGCACCGCAATCTGTATATTCGATAGCACCAGCACCGAATACATAAGTTGTATAGACATCTCCAGCCGGAAGAAGAACAACGTAATCGCCAGCCTTTACTCCGGTAACATCTGTAGAAACATCCGCTTTGTTAACCTGTCCTTTTGTAGCTCCTGTGTCTACAACTTCAAGTGCATCTTTATCGGTCTGTTTCGCCTTTACATACTTCGCTTTCGCTGTTTCTGTAGGCATATTGTCGTCCACAAGGACAGTTCTACCATTCAGAGTACCGAGCGTCAGATCTCTTTCGATTCCCTGTGCATCTGTATACTTCATGTATGCGAGAAGTTTCAAGTTTTCAAGATCTGTCGCGATCTTAGAATGCATAATTGCAAGGCTGAATTTAGCTTTGTTGTCTCCGAGTGCTTTCTGAATCGCATTGTTCAGAGTGGTTTCCTTGAATCCGTATTCTGTGGCGTTTTCCGATACATCGTAAGTATGTTTTGTAACAAAATCCACGTTTCCGGCTCCTGTCATGGAGAAGATACCTTTCAGAATTGCAAGGATCGTCTTTTGATCTACGTCATCCCAATACTCTGCGATTTCCTGTGCTGCCGGTAAGAAGTCTTCGCCTGTAATGTCAGAAGAAAAGTCTTTTTCTGTCCATCCGTTTGCACGTCCGACTACGATTCTGCTCTGTGTATAGGTTTCTCTTGATTCTGCGGTAATGTTAGTGTTACCGTCATAGTTGTTTGCTGTTCCGCCGATTCTTGCCTTAATCGGGATGGTCAGATAGTTACCGCCTGTCTGATCTGGCAGAAGTGAAGCATACTGCGGTTTTTCCACAATAGCACCAGACTTTAACAGTTCGTTTCTGTTAAGGTTCTCGGTCTGGTCTACATACGCACCGAAAACCTCGCCATTAAAATTTTTCTGGTCAAATAATGCCATGTTATTTCCTTTCTACCCGTAACTTTTTCGGGTTAAAAATTATCTACTCATTTTTGCCCTGAATGTAAGAAGAAATATCAAGGTTTGGATTTTCGTTCTTCATGCGCATAAGCTCTGTCATAGATACATGACCGCTTGCTCCTGCGCCAGCTCCGGTTTTTGGAGTTGTGAATCTGGCAGCCCCCGCTTTTGCTTTATCTGCATTTTCATCAACGAACGCTGATGCGTCTGATTCTTTCATCTGTGCGATCAGATCATTCAGTCCGAGAATCTTTCCATCATGCAATTTAAGACCGGCTGCTTTTACATCATTCATGATCTGCTTCTTTGCAGCTTCACTAGAGAATTTAATAGATTCAAATTCCTTGCCAAGAGCATCCGCAAAATCACGTTCGTAAAGCTTTTCTTTGTAATCTTTTTCAGCATCTTCAGCTTTCTTCTGCCATTCTTTCAGGTCTTTCTGGATCTGTTCTGGATCGATTCCGTCAAAGCCTTTTAACGTTTCTTCCGCTGTTTCTGCTTTGATTTTCCAATTGTCACGATCAGCTGTTAAGGTTTCGTTGTCTTTCTGCAACTTCTTAACATCTTTCCCGTACTCTTTCATGACGTACTGGATCTGTTCGTCAGTCAAACCCTGTTCTTTTAAGTCTTCTGTTTTCATTCAATAAGCTCCTTCCATTATTAGGTTATTTATAGGTGCGTAACCGTTCACCAATGGTTCCCGTTTTATAGGACTCGGCTGTCCAAAAAAAGAATAGGCGGAGTCGAACCGCCATTCTCCCGGATGACCGGGTGCTTTACCGTTAAGCTATATTCTTCGCCATTTTCTTTTCTTGTAGGGGGAGGTTCAAAAAGAAAAATAGCAATCATACCAATATCACATTGAGAGGAAATGGCGTTATTTGATAACGCCAAAACTCGCCGGAACGTGCGACCGTTCCTTGATACAGTTTTCCACTAGCGAGTCTCTTAAAGAAAGGAGGTGCAATGAAGAAAAAATCTTTTCCCGATTCCCTATTTTATTTTATTGCATTTTTGTACTTAAAGTAGTACTCACATTTTACATATCTGCGAGTTTTCTGATCTGTTTTTGAATCTCTTTTCTCTCGTCCGCAAAATCAGAATCCATGACCATAGAGGAAAGCATATCATACACCTCTACCATCAATCTTCCAACACATTCCATCACCTTGTCACGGTGCGCCTGATCTCCGTTTTCCTTGTATGCTTCTTTTGCAAGAATGTATCTGTTGTATAATTCATCTACATTCTTGTCGTATTTTCCATTACTGTACTTCTTAATCAGATTTTCTGAAGCTTCTGAAAGTACTGTCGGCATTTCTGCACATTCAAGTTCATGGATATTGCAGAGTGTTCCCGTTATCTTATAGATTGCATCCAGGTTGGACAGTGTCAGCTCACGCTTTATTGATTCTTTCTCCCTATCCAACTGGTTTTTGAGAATCTTTTTTACTTCTTCCATCTCATTCCACCTCGATTCCTTTTAACTTTTTCTTGTATTTTTCTTGTATCTCCGACTGGTTTTCAGTGATGTACACCATGTCATATCCCGTGGATATTAGATCAGAAATCATCTGTTCTACCGTTTTCAACTCTGTGCTTACATCTTCCACCAATTTTTCTACAAAAATAGCGTCTGCTACAGATCCGGTTTCTCTGAGCTTTTGCACGTACTTTTCATACACGGATTTTGTCTCGGATTCCCAGTTGTGATATTCGAGAAATCCATCTTCTACCGCTTTCTGTTTGGTGCTTTTGCCAACAGACAATCTTTTTGCCGTGTACCATGCATCCGGTATTACATTCACTTCGCCGGAAAAATCCTCTTTTATGAGCGCATTGTGATGGTTAATGTAATATCTACATACCTTTCGTCGTTCTATGCTTTCTGCTAGATGCTGGTACTCATGCAGACGTTTGTACCCTCTTAACCCCAAGAAGTCAAAGTAATCCGCAAATTGTCCATGCATCATAATCGCTCCGATAAACCGGTTGTTGATCTCCGAAAAAATCTCTTCTGGCGTGCTTACGTCCATTTTGCTTTTAAATTCGATCATAAGCTCACCCCTTTCTAGGCAAGCTTTTTGATGATGATATTTGCATCTTTCACAAGAACGGAAGTCGCACTGATGTTTCCGACAGAGATTGTAAAGCTACTTCCAGACGGTATCGCAATCAGCGTTGATGCTTTCAGGTTCTGGTATACTTCTGCGGTTACAACTGTATAATCCATTTCAGTTCCGCCAATTGCTTCGCCGTTTAACTCAATCGTAAGTGCTGTCGCTCCGGCAGCTTCCGCTGAAACATTGGCGTTGAATTCTACTTCTACCGCCATTGGAAGATTTCCGCGGTTGGTTACTTCAAAAAGTCCGCTACCGTCATCATGATTGAGCCATCCACTAGCGCAAGCGCAGCGGCGACTTTTTACTCTTGTGTTCGTAAATATAACATTCTGATTTACCGCAACTGTCTGTGCGGCTTTTGCAATTACATTTAACATATAAATTCTCCTTTCAAAAAAGGGATAGACTACTGCCTACCCCTTTGATTTGCAAGACTACTTTTTTGTAGACATGGATTCTTCCAACATGCTTATGATTTTGTTTTGGTTTTCAATTATTTTTAAAAAATACTTACTGTCTTGCTCATGCAAGTGTTTTTCGATGTCAGAATTACTCGCCTGTGATAGATCGCTGTTAAAATTCGCTATCTGCAAAGCAACTCCGTACACTGTAAGAAAGTCAAGCAGTGATATATCGTTCACTTACATCACATTCCCACTTGCGCAGCAACCATTACCAAATGCGTTATACGCAAAGTATGGACTGCAAGAAATATAAGCCGGTTTTGGTGTCGGTCTCACTGCATCAATAATGTTATTGGTCTGTGATACCTGTGAGATCTGCCAATATGCTGTCTGCAAATCTCTGTCACGATCAGCGAGCTTGTCTCTTAAGTTCTGGATCGTGTTATCCTGGATCAACTGGCGTGTAGCCTGTCCATCTGCCAAGATGCTCTCCTTAATATCACAGCAGCATTGCGCCATCTGTGCCTGCATGTTCTGTGCCTGTAATGCCGCATCATATCTACTCTGTAAGATCTCTTTCTGTGTGTTACAGCAACACTGTGCCTGCTGTGCCTGTAAGTTCTGCAAACCGAGCTGTGTGGTATAGCGGTTCTCTAACACGTCTCTCTGTGTCTCGCAAGCTGTGTTAGACACATTCTGGTTTGTGTTAAAGATATCTCTTTTCACGAATTCGTCAGAGACAAAAGCGTTCTGTGCTCCGTTGTTGTTTCCCCATCCGTTACCGCAAAACAGGAAAGCAAGAATGATGATCCAGAACCATCCTCCATCGCCCCACATTCCATTGTCGTTGTTTCTTGTTACCGCTGCTACATCGGCAGCACTTAATGTACTCATACCATCGTTCATGTTGGTTCTCCTTTACATTTATTTATCAAGGCGTGTGCACTCCGCCAGGATATCATTTTAATTTGTTTACAATATCATTCGGGTTCATTCCGTTCTTCTGGCACATCTCCATAAATACGTCTTTTGGATTTCTTCCTTGGCACATATCCATAGCCTTTTTGATGTTCGGGTTGTTCTGCGCCATGTTCTGTAACATTTCCCCTGGATTCTGTGCGCCTTTCATGAATCCCATCATCTTTTGCATCATTCCGAACGGGTTATTCCCACTTGTTCCTCCGATCATTCCCATTAACGGATTACTCATGCTTCATTTCCCCTTTCTCTTCCGTCTGTGCTTTTATGTTAGACAGAAAACGCTCGAACTCTTCTCTTGTCACATACCGGTTATCCATGTCGGTAGTTACCGTCTGTGGTGCTTCATTCGGCTGAATTTCCTTAAATTCAAACGCTTTAAAGTTCACTCCGCCCATGTTGTCGACAGACTTCACATAGAATCTAGGAGCATTGTTATCCATCATCCACGATGTTCCACCCGGCTGTACAATCTGGTTTCTAGCACCGTCCACACCGTTCACCTGTATCCAGTTCACATTCGGTTGCTGCGTCTGCATCGGCTGTTTGTACTGATTCTGCATCTGTGACAGCTGATCTATTCTCTGTTGTAATGCCTGTTGGTCTTGCATATATGGACTTTGCATTTGTGGCATATAATATGGACCGTATCCGTTCATCAAAAACACCTCCTTGTTTTCTATACCTTAATTTTACGCATAAAAAAAGAACTCTAACAGTTCGTTAAAGTCCTTAGAAAGAATCACAAAAGTATCAACATACTCTTATTATCTTTGCATTTATTCGTCTGCTTATTCTCTTTGCCGTGGATAAGCTCACATTCAACTTTTCAGCGCACAATTCCAGAGGTACGTCCATGCTCCGCAGATCAAAGAGTTCCATTTCTGTTGGCGTGAAATTACATTCTTTTCTTAGGTATTCGATTTCTTTACGTGTAAAAGAACATATTTTCATGATACCATAAATCACGCTTTCTTGTCTGTCATTGCATTTACCAATTCTTCCCGTGTTTTTTTTAAACCCTCAATGTTATTCCCGGTTATCTTGTTTTCGATCAAATTGAACATACTTCGCATAAGCAGATTCATATCTTCCTTAGTGTTCCTGATAGATTTATAATCGCTATCGAGCTTTTTGTTTATGTCCGATATGCTTTCCTCGATGTTTCCAATCCTACCCTCGATATTTTCTATCTTCTTATCTTGCTGTTCTCTTGGACTGTCCATGTGCTTTTTCCAAGTGGAAATCACCGCTACAGCACCACCGATAACCGTGATCGCATTGCAGATCACCAAAATTTGTGTCAACTGTTCCATTTATTCTCCTTTAGCTGCATGATACCGTTTTGCTCCTTGCATTGCCTTTACTGACTCCGATCTATGCCAATTTGCCACTTTTAAGCGTTCTGCATACTCTTTCAGGCCGTTCGCTTTGCAGAATTTAGAATACTCTTTTTTCTGCCTTGACAGAGTATCCGCTTTTCTGTCGTATTTGTTCTGTAACTCGAATTTGAGCTTTTCGTCTCTGCAACTGTTTATAGCTGTCTGTATGTTTTGCAGATCTCCTTTGCTGTTCCTGATCCGGCGTTCCAGGATCCTCTGTCTTTTCTGCAAGGATTCTGCTTTGTAATTATCCGCTTTTTTAATGCTGTCTATATCGAAAGGATTGTTGATTCCGTCACCGGTCCCGAAAGAGTGTCTGCAATTCCATCCACACAATCCCTCGCCCGTTCCGTATCCGGTTGTTTCTCGGAAGTCCGGGTATCTTTTGTCTTTCCCAGTTCTGGAATAGAAACGACCTTGCCACCATAAATGGTTGGTCGGATTCATTCCACCATCTCCGGTTCTGGCTCCCAAATGAGCAGATACAAGGATTGTATCCCATTCCATTTCTTCCATTCGCTTGATGGAAATGTCTGCCGCTGCCTGTCCAATTCCTGTGCGGACAATCATCATTGTGGCTGCTTCTATGCTCAACTTTCGTTGTGTCGGATATGTTATTTTAACACCATTCTCTGTTACTTTGTTAAGAACATCTCTTACTGCTTCTGTATACGATACTGCACCGGATACCACATTTCTATATGCATTGTCCATTTCGTTAATGAAAATGCGCTGTGATTCCTCTGCCGTTGTCCTTGTAAAGTTACGCCACATTTTCTCGGTCGCTGCATAATCTCTTTCAAGAATCCGTATCAGTGCCGGCGACTGCGCAAGAGGCGGAGGATTTAGACCGACTGCTTCATATATCGCATGATCCCACTTTAGAGCTTCGATACCGGCATCTTGGAAAGCTGCCTTGATTTCCGGCAGCTGCTTTTTCGTCTTATCTGCAATCTCTTTCTGGATGTCCGACAGTAGTTCTCCGGCATCTTGTAGCACCATGATTTGCCACTTGTCCGTAGCGGTGAGAAGATAATCTTCCCCTCTTCCGATACGTGACATCATTCTGGCTATAATTTTGTCCATAATGTTCCGGTGCATCTGTGACGCGATTCTCTCCGCTCCATCAGTAGCATCTTGCAAATACTCTGGTGTTAGCATATTACTTCCTCCAACTCATAAGTTGCAAGATAATAATTGTAGCGCAAATAATAAAAATGTTCATTGCCGATACTGCCATGATACCACCTCTATTCTTTGCCGAACAGATCCGGTTCTTCCGGCTCGTTCTCTTTTTTCGCTTCTTCGATCATCTGTCTTGCTTCATCCTCGCTCATGCCCTCGAATTTAACATAATACATCCATGCCGGGACATCTCCCTGGATTCTGTATTTCCACCAATTCGCCGCATCCTCTTGGTAGTTGTATGTGATGTCGCCAAAGTTGAAAACCATTGATTCTTCCAGATTTTCCCACAGCTCCGGTGGTGTGTCGCTGTAAAGGTCTGCCATGACATTGCATCCGTATAAGAGCTGCTTGATACATTCTTCCAGAGCGTCACGGATATTCTTGATCGTTCGGATCGTCTCTTGATCGTCCGCTTCTACCTGTGTGGCGGTCATCATGCCGGTTTTTTCATCCAACTGGAAAAATCCCTGAGAGAATCCGCATTTTGTAGAAATCATAGCAAGAATCGAATTGATATCTTTGATTCTCTGCTCTGTCAGTAAGGTGGCAACATGTTCATGAATCATGTTTTCATCGTTCACGCCTACGCCCATCTCCACGCCTTTTAGTGTTCGCGGAAGTTTAACTTTTTTGTCTTTTGCATACCGTATGGCACTGTAAGGAAGATAGGTAACATGCTTGCTGTCCTCTGTCTCTGTACCTTTTCTGCTCCATGCGATATCCAGATCTTTCAATTCCTTGATACAGTTGCACCAGATTGGAACGCCTAATGCACTATCACGGTCGATCCTGTTCGGTGCCGGGTTCTTAAAGAGCGAAAACAGCGGTTTTTCTACATTGGCAATATACACATCCGGCTCAAGCTCTGCCCATTCCTCTACTTCTGCAAGGTCACACGGTCTGCCGATTCCAGTTGCTACGCCAGTGCTTCCGATTCTTTTTTTGTATGCTACGTTCGTGATCCGGTACAATTCACCCTCGTACCTCTGCCACTCATAGCGCGTGTATCTATATCCGTTTTGGTCTAAGGTTGTACGGAACACACAGCCTTTTATATCGCCGTTGCTGTCTGCTGCTGTCGGTGCGAAGTTGCCAGCTTCTACATAATCAATGTTCTCGCCGTTTGGTTTAAACATGATACCGGCATTGCCTAATCCCTCGGATACCTTGTCACTAATTACTTTCAGCACATAGTCAGACTGTTCTTTCAGTAACTCCGCTCTGCCCTGTCCGTCAATCTGGATGTCCAAATCAAGCGTCACAAGTCCGGCGGTCACATCATCGATATATCCGGCAAAGTTGATTGTGTCCACTTCGTCTTCCCGGTCTTTCCACGGAGGATTTCCGCTTGTAATGTTGTAAAATGTCGCTATCGCTGTTTCCATTGCGGACGAAAGTTGCACATCTGTTTTAAAAATGTCCTTTGCGTCTTTTCTAAGCAATCTGTCAATCACCGTCCTTGCCCATGCTATAAATCCCATGCTTAATATCTCCACCTTAATCTACGTCTTAAAAATGTGTAGCAGTAATATCTTGTATCATCCATACTGTGGTCATTTTCTTTTATGACAACATCGTCTCCCTTTTCTTCATCCCACACGTACAGGCCATACTCTTTTATGTTGTCCTGACAGTCCTCATGTACGCTTATCATGTCCTTGTTCAGCATCGTGGTTACTACCCGTATCCCGTCTAGGACATCATTGTTCGCACCCATTACACTGTATTCATTGTATTTCTTGATTACCTCAATAAATGAAGCGGCAGACGGATCGACAATAATACATTCGACACGCCTGTTACCGATCAGCTTTTTCAGCATCTTGTAATATTCTTCATCATCCACACGCTTTTTTTTCTTTCGGCTATCATAATAGATCTCAGCCTCTCTCTGTGAATGCAATCCATCAAACGCCCACAGTCCAGCCGAAAAAGGGTTTACCGTTCCGTAGTCGACAGATACAACATAAGTCAGCGCGCCGGTCATGTGTTCTTTCTTCACGTGCCGTTCTTCGGAAAACATAGAATACACAAGTCCTTCAGCAACGCACCACAATCCTAGTACGTATCTTTTAAAGAAAACGCCATCATACATGGTGTAATATCTTTTCTTGTTCTCTTCCGCTAAAGACAAGTTATCATCCATAACGAAATGCAGATATATGATATTTTTTTCTTTGCACTTGTCAATCCAATTGATTTTGAACCAATGTCTCGGACTGTCCGGGTTGCAGTTGAACCAGAATTTGGATCCTGTCACAGAACAACGTCCAGTCGCCTGATTCACAAATGATTCCGGCATCAGTGCCACTTCGTCAAAAAACATTCCGGCGAGCGTGATTCCCTGTATGAGATCCTGTGATCGTTCGTCTTTTCCTCCGAATATGTAAAAATAATTTATAATTGTCCCTTTACTTACAATGAGAAGATTGTCTGATCTATGATCCGCTATTGAATATCCACGGCTTAAAAGCATTAACTTTAGCCAGAATAATACATTTCTTCTGAATGCTCCGATTGTTTTCCCAGCCATACCAAAATTTTGACGATTGAATGTATTCATCGCCCACAACACGTAAGAAAGAGACATGCACAACGTTTTTCCACTTCGGATTGATCCGTCTGCTATAATTCCGTCTTTTCCTTTGACAGGACTGTTCGGACACCACCATGTCAGGACTTGCTTTTGCTTAACAGAGAACGGTTTAAAAACAAACCCTTGCTTCTTAACCTTTTCTTTCATGGCAGATGCGCGTTTCATAATGCCCTTGCGTACATTCTCTATACGCTGATCTATGCTATTCGTCATCCGTCCATACCTCGCAAGCTGTAGCGTTCAGGGCATCCATGAAGTTATCATGCACTTCTTCCGCTGTGTTATCCTTGTATGCTGCTTCTAGCTTTGTAAGCTCAATATCCATCCGGCGGTTGTCCATGTTACGCTTCAGAATCTCTTTCGCTGCGTTTGTTCGTTCCGAAAGTGGTGCATCCAGATCGAACTGGTCTTTTACCTCTCCACGCATTACAGATGTTAGGAAACGCATAACTTCTGCAACGTCTGCGATTCTGGCATCTTCGATTTCTTTCTGTCGTTTGGCTATATATTTCGCAATTACTGGTTTTTTTAAGTTTTCGCCAGCAATAAACCCAGCTGACTTTTCGCTATATCCTGCTTTCCTTGCAGCTTCGGAAGCGTTCCCACATATCAAGTATTCGTCACAGAACGCTTTCTGCTTCGGTGTAAGCTTATCCTTTGCCACTTATCCACAGCCCTCTTTCAATTTATTCATCTCCCTTTATCGCTTTCCATATATCATTCAAACAATTCACAATCTCCAACAACGATGCAGTCCGTAAGATTTCCAGATCCGTATCTTTCCATTCCCCATTCTTCTTCCGTTCCATTATCCTTGTGGACAATATGTATACGGTAATGAGTCTTTTCTGTTCTACTGAATAGAACTGGCTTGTTCCCATGCGAATAACCAGACCTTTTTGTAAGATTGCTTTCTGTAGCTTTCTTGCTATGCCGTTTAATTTAGCCATATAATCACCAGCCTATTTTTTCCCCATATTGTTTTTTATAATATCCTTACCTGTACTATCCTTACCTAGCCTAACCTAACCTGGGTATCCCGCATGTCTACCACATGGTTGTCATTTGGTATACCAATCACGGTACAAAAAATACACCTCCCACGGTCTTTTTATATATTTTACCGTAAATGGTGTATGAAAGTAGTACTCACATATTTTTTTTGATAGATTCTCAGTCAATTCCGGTTATTTCTACTTCCTATATTCATCGGGACGATTATAGTAAGGGGAAATCATAGCAAATTAAAATAGATGTCTATATTTCCGTCAGTAATCACGATCTTGTCTATGCATTCTTTCAAGACTTTGTTTTGTTCTTTTACATCTAATTTATCCCATACATCCGAAATCTTTTTTATTTTTTCAATTCTCTCCGGAGTGGTCAGAGATTTTTCCCGCGTTTCCTTGTTTAGCTCTCTTCTAAGTTCTTTTACGCGTTTTTCAGACTTTCCGATCACTTCTAATAGCGTTTCACTTTCACTTGTGGCATATAATTCATAGAGCTTTTTGAGCTTGTCAACCGTGCTTTTCATTTCTTTTTCAATAAGCTCTTTTTTGCTAAGTTGCTTTTCACGTCTTCCTGTTATATTTACAGTAAATCGTTTAAAGCAATCAGACACTTCTTTTTCCACATCCTTTGCGTCCGGTCTTTCGTTGTCACAATTTGGGTTTTTTACCATGTATTCTTTGTACCCATCCCTAGAATAGCACTCTAATACATGTCTATTCGCCCATTTTTTATATCGCATTCGTGCGCCACATTTCCCACAAAAGCACAATCCAGAAAGCAGAAATTTGTTGCAGATATAAGAATTATTCGCTCTTTTTTCCATAAATCTCTGTGTTTTATAAAATGTTTCTTCGTCTATGATTGCTTTATGTTTCCCCTTGTAAATGTTTCCTTTGTATTCTATGTATCCTATATTCGACTTTCTTTTTAATATCTGGATAACAATTCTTTCTCCTTTCATTCCTAGCATATCCGATATTTTCTGGCATGAATATCCATCGTTATACAACCGATACATAGTCCGAACCTTTTCTGCTTCTTCTTCTTTTGGATGTAATATCCCGTCATTTCTGTCATAGTAATAGCCAAACGGGACACGCCCTCCACCCATCCACAAGCCACTTTTAACGCGTTCAAGCATCCCGGCTTTTGTTCGCATGGATATAATCTCGCGCTCGTACTGTCCCATAAGCGCATCAATGCCGATTTTCATTTTGTCCATCGGCGTATCAATGCTTAACTCTTCGGTAGCTGATACAATCTTTACATTGTATTCCGGTAATGTACGATACAGAATCACAAGCGTGTCAATGGTATCACGGCTCACTCTATCGAGTTTATAGATATATACCTTTTCTATGTATCCATTCTTAGAATCTTCTAATAACCGCTGTATATCCGGTCGGTCGAGCGTACTGCCAGAATAACCGCCATCTATATACCACTTATCTATCTTTTCTCCCTCATTTTCAGCCTTTTCTATGATCTTGTTCTTTTGCAGATCCAGTCCATATTTTTCCGTCTGATTTTCTGTCGATACCCTCAGATAACCTACATTCATTTTCTTCATGTCAACTCTTCCTTTCCATTTAAAAAGAATTGACCGAGATTCTATCAAGGTCAATTCTATATCATTACTTCTTTTCCGTCAATTTACTGGCAAGAATCTTTTTTATATTTTCATTTGTTATTTCAATTTTTTCCAAATCTTCTCTTTTTGTAAGGATCCCATTGACGTATATCCTAACCACTTTCTTCCTCCTCTTTAAATCTAAGATCACGCAGCTTTTTCAGAGCCAATCTTCTGTATCCTTGAAAATCCACCTTTTGCACCGGGATAAAGTATATCCTGTTCATCCTGTCATAGCCTACACCCGTTACCAGATTCAAAAAAATATAATGTGCTATATATTTATTAGACTTCACGCATGCAGCTAGAATGTCCTCTTGTTCTTCTCCTTTTGCCGTTCTGCAAAAATCAAGAATCTTTTTCTCTGTATCGCTGTCTATATTATAATCTCGCATGTATTTGTATCTTGTTCTCGTCATTTCTTCACCTCTTTTATTATCCCCTTTCTCGTTAAATACGTTTCTATCGATATCGTATTCTTTGGTGCTCTCATTCACGCCATTTCTTTGTATCGTTCCGGTAATTTCATCCATGCGGTCACTTCGTAATCCATTCGACTTTCATCATACCAGTGACCGGTCTGCGAATAAAACAGAACCATAGGGCTTTTCTTACCGGATACAGTTGCCAAAAAAGCGGCACCGTAATGGTCTGAATCATAGTTTTCGACAAATTCCATGCTGTTTGGCTTACGATCGGTTATTGGTATCCATTTTTCTTGCACTTTCTTCTCTCTCCTTTTCTATCTTCCTGTAATACTTACATTTACTCTTACAGTAATTCTTATCTTGCCCCATCTTGCATCCGCTACACTCATTTATGTAGCCGAATTCATCTCTGGATGGCAAAACAAAGAATAAGATCAGGCTGATTAAAAGCAATATCGGAGAAAGAATCAGAAATAAAATATTAAACAGAATATCCGTTATCTTCTCAATCATTTTCTCTTCTTCCTCTCTTTTAGTCTCTTATTCCATTCCTCAAGATACTTCTCCTATTCTGCATCTTCCAATTCCTGTCTGGATCCGTATACCGGTCTGGAAAAGCTTTCTTTTGCCGTGTCGCTGTCGCAATGTGCGATCATGCCACCGTAGTGTTGTTCCTGGTCGTGCTTCATTTCTTTTCTGGTGCGTTTATTCATTGCATTCCTCCAATAATTCCGGATTATCAAATATATTGCCTACAACTTCTGCAGCAACAAACTTGATCCAATATCCCAAGTCTTTTCTAAAATTATGGTTTTTATCCCAGTCCACATAAAATCCGACATGGCACGTTGATGTGCTATCAAAACAACTCTGATATTCTCCGAATTTTACCGGCGCATAAACTTCTCCAAAATGGTATTTAATTATATCTCCTTCCCATATTTTCTTTCCACTCTTGTCGGTTAGTCCTGTATACTGACAAATAGTATCTTCATCAATCAGAAATTCACCATCAAGGCTTTTATCATTGATATAATTCTTGTCACTAAGATAGCCATGCACCCATGTTCCATTAAGACGCTCGTTACTATCCATTGCATGGATATGTTTCGCTCTAAAAAGAATCTCTCTATTCATAATTTTCCACTACCTCCAACTTCTTCAAGTCCTCGATAAGCCACGGTTTGGAGTCGCTCAATTTGACCATTGGGAAGTCAATGTTGAACGTGCTCAAACAATTATATAAACCATCCGTCCACATGTTAGTATACTTGTCCTTATTCGGTTGTGTCATCCACACAGAAATTTCACTGCCGTTTTCCTTGGTCATCCATTTTGCATCTTCTCTAAGATATTCCAAAAACGCTCTATCCCTCTTGCTTATCACTGGCTTTTCAACGTACTCGGATTCAGCCCATTCCTTTTTTGCTTTATTGCATTCATCTACGCCATGTGACTCACAAAATAAGCATTCATCACATGAGACTTCATTGCATCTTCTTATTTCTCCCGAAGATTTATTGAAACCGAAACCATATCCACCACTTGTTACGGCATCCACAATCTCTTTTGCGTACTTCTCTTTATTCTTCATATCTTCTACCTCGTCCATTTCTTACAATCTAGAAAGCGTATGCTTTTCTCTGAAATCCATAATTGCATTGCCAATTTTTACAGTTGGCAACAAGTATGAATATAACTGTATTCGGCTTAACAAATCATCCAGTTTATTCCTCATCTATTCCACCTCTCTTAACTATTTCAATGGCTTCAAAAAAAACGCTTCATATCTTCCCTGACTCACTCCATCGTTGTATTGGGTATCTGCATCTCCATCTACTAGTTCATCACACATATGGAGTTCTACTTCTTGAAGATTTTCAAATTCTTCGATGACCTTCTCCACCTCAAACGCTGTCGGTTGTTCTTCTACTACTTTCATACACTCTTGTATTGTATCGTAGATTTCTTTCTGATTTTTACCGTCATTGCGTCCGAACGGAGCTTCTTGCAAAGCATAATCATTCAAGCGGAGTACCAGTTTGTCCGCATCAATTAATCTGCTCATATCATTCTCCCTCTCTGTACAGTTCTGGTAGTGGCATCCAGGCATTCACAAAAAATCCATAGCTTGAATATGATTTTTCATCATCTCCTGGATAGAAAGTACCGCCCTCGCCATTTTCTTCGTATCTTGCGATATCTGGCATTGTGGAATTTTTAAATGATACCAGTATGTAGCTTTCATCTTCCGGCAATCTCTCGCTTATTGGAATCCACTGAGTTTCTTTCAGTGCATGTATCCCCATTTTAATGGCATCTACTGTTTCCTCAGTCCAGCCCCATTCAAGATGTTTCACTAATCTATCTATTGCTTGCTGATTATTCATCTTCGACCTCCTCTTCTTTTGGAAACTGAAATAATTTCGGATATGTAAATAATACTGATTGTGTCATAACACCAGTAATCGGAATAACTCCTCCCTTAAAGCTGAAAACCTTACCGTATTCATGTCTGCACATTTCCATAGCCTTAATCGCTTTCTCTTTGGTGGAATATTCAGCCATTATAATAAAAGCATTACTTTCCAAATTGACTAATGAAAATGCAGCTATTGTTCCATTTGTTAAAGCTCGAATCGTTGTTTCCTCGTAAGGTAAATCAAACTCTTTGTCCTGACTAATGATTCTCATAACTTGATCCACCTTTCGCATCCCATGCGCAAATGTCGCAATCCTCAGGACATACATTTGCCTTTATTGCTCTTTTGCACATCTCCATTTTTAATTCCCTATCATCCTCAATATCCTTGATAAAGCCGAGCTTCCTCAAGATTTTATGAATCAGTGATTCTTTTCTCACTTTATCTCCTTCTTTCTTCTTACCATAACCATGTGCTTTCCGCTTTTCTGCAATTCACCATAAATCGAATCGAAGATTGCTGATATCCCAATGTTTCTCGACGGACTCTCAAAATAAATTGTATCCGTCTTTTCCCATGTCCTTGTTGGTGCGTGGTAAAATCTTCCGTCTGTTGTCTCTACCATCGTCTGTTCCTCACATGCTGTAGGTGTGTAGAATTTCACGCATATACCTCGTACACCTGATTCAGTACATCTGATTTTATCACCGATATTAACCCTTCTCATAATTCGTTCCTTTCTCGACAACCGACTACCGGCTGATAATCGGCTGTCTGGTGTTTTAGCTGCTATTTTTAGCTGCTACTCTATTTTTCTTTGTACTTCTGCAAAATCTCTGTAATTGCTTTCATGTGTTCCGCTACTTCCGGCAAATCTTCATCGCTGATTGAACTGATCCGGTCAAGTCTTTTCAGTTCACTCAGTTCATATATTCCGTCAGATAAACACTTGAATGATTTAGCTAAATAATTTTCGTTTCCGGCATCACCATCACACTCATAAAAAATTTCACGTTTGTCATGTTCTCCAAACTTATCCGTAAAGAATTTTGTTCGCTTTGGAGTAATTCTTGTAATTTTTGCCGGAATAATTAACTGATGCCGGAATTGTAAACCCCATCCGTAGCTCACTTTTCTTGCAATACCTACCACATCTCCAACTTTCAATGTGTCTTTGTCTATCTCTTTTAATTCAATATTCATTCTTCCCACCTACCCTGTATAATCTTCAAACCGATCACATGCCATAAATGCAAATCTTGAATTTACCCATCTCTGCATCCGTTTCAGCGGATCACGCTTCTTCAATTTGTATTTGTCATAAATCATCACATATGGGGCATATCCCAAATCCCTGAGTGTGTATATCCGGTCAAGGTCTTGTTCCAATGTTGTGTCAAATCCGCATAAGACATACACCGTCATCTTCCATCTGTTCCATCCAGTTAACTTTTGAAACATCTTAAATTTTGGCACTATATTGTCTTTGTCCTGATATCTATCCCACGCAAAATGTATCTGCTTAATCTTCATCTGCTTGATATATTCCGCTTTTTCTTTGGTCATAATCCGAATGTCGCAACCTTGCGAAAAATCTATCCAAGCCTTGCTATCAATAAGCTGTTGGCTCAGATTTTTCCAGTCCTTGCAAGCGAACATATTTGGATCCAGCAAAACGATATTTTTCTGACCGTTCCAAAACTCAAACAAATCAGCTACCTTACGGCTTTTCTGTCCCTCTTTCTCTTTCACTATGCAGAAGTCGCAACCTCTTGGACATCCCCTTGTCAAGAATCCATAAGCTGTGTCATTGCAAAGTTCAGGATATAGGCTGTAATCAGGATAGATATGTTCGATTTCTGCTGGTAATGGCTTGCCACCGGATGGATATTCATATCCCGTACCGCCTTTGATTATTTCTCCGGCACACACTGGATGAGGATAATCCGGTGTAAAGGTAAATACCTTGCTCATATATACCCTGTCTGGCGGATTCAGCCATGCAGTCAGCGGATCGTACCACTCGACTTGATCTCCGTTCTGCTTATGCCATGCCGACAGCTTCATCAACGGAAGATTCGGAAAATTGTGTCCGTCTACGTCAATTAGTGCTATTCTCATTTCTTCACCTACGCAAATCTCAATTTTTCTGCAATTGCCTGAATTACATTTACAGTCACTCCGTTTCCTGCCTGCTTGTATAGCTGACTGTCAGAATTTACAAACTGTGCTTTTTCAAAATAATCATCCGTCCATCCTTGTAGCCGAAAACATTCTTTTGGTGTCAGCCGCCGGATTGCTATATAACACTGATATTTTTCATACCAAATCGCATACACAATCAATTCGTCAGATATCTTGACAAATATTCCTTGATTGCAACTTGTATCTAAAGTATTCGCGATTTCTTTTCCGTAATCGCTCCGAACATTTCGCAACACTCCAAGTGGTTCAACCGCTACTCCATGTCTATCCTGTCCGGTAAGTGTAAACATCGGCTCACCATCTTCTTTGAATCTCCGTCCATTCTGTCTTTTTTCTGTTCGATCAGGCGTAAGAACTGGAATTGCAATACCGCTATTTTCATGGATGTTTGAGCATCCTTTATAGTATCTTGCGAGAATCGTTCTACTCACATCCGTTGTCACTGGCTTTCCCTGATACGCTAAATCCATAAAGCACGGTAATGCTACATGATGTCCTCTTCCGCCTCCCTGTGCCGTATCCAACGTTTCTGTAATGCCGTTCTGGTCAAATACCTGTGTGTTTCTTCTATATCCATCTTTATGGCCAATTATTGAAACACTATTTTCTCTGTCTGTTCTTTCGACAGGAAATACTTTTGCGGTACTTCTCCCTCTAAGATGTCCGATAATGAAGCACCTTTCTCTGTTTTGTGGCACTCCGAAATCTTTGGAGTTGAGCACCTGCCATTCTGCATCATACCCCCCCTGCTCCATTTCAATGAGCAATTTGGCGAAATCCCATCCTCCATTAACACTAAGCAGATTCTTAACGTTCTCAATGAAAAGGTAAGTGGGTTTATCTTCTTCTTTGAGCTGTCCGATAAGGTACATAACTCTGAAAAACAAGCTTGAACGGTTTCCTTGAAATCCAAGTTGCTTTCCGGCAACTGAGATATCTTGGCAAGGGAATCCGAAGCACCAACAGTCTGCTTTTGGGATATCATCGGCACACACTCTTCTAACGTCATTTGCGTACCATTCTCCATTTCTGTATTCATCTTTTAAAATCTCCTTCTGCCTTTTCTTTTGTGGTAATTCATCCAGTTTCTTTCTTTGTTCGTCCGTCAGAAGATGCATGGAAATATAGCTTGCTGTAGCGAACTTATCAAACTCGCAAAAACCAACGCATTCATGTCCGGCAAGTTCCATTCCTCTTCGGAAACCACCTATTCCGGCGAACCAGTCTATAAATTTCACTCTCACATCCCCCAATCTTGCCTACTTCCAGAGTTTCCGCAAATCCCATTACTGTACGCTGTGGTCTTGCCATTCACTCCGTAAGCGTATCCAAGTCCTTTGTCTCCGCTGATTCCTTGCCAGTGCATATTACCTTCATACAAGGCGATCAAATCATCTGTTCCGTATTCCTCTTTCGGATTCAGCTCTACATACTTTTTAGCTCCCGTTTTCGTGCCGTATCCGCAGCTCTGAACAGTTCTTATAAATTCTTCTTTTTTCATCTTCTCGAAAGGAGCCGATATATCTTTGCCCGGCCGGAGCTCCGTACTCCTTTCTGTGATTTATTTAACTCTAATTCCATCTCCGCAAATCGGGCACAATGCAAAATCTTCAAATTCATTAACGCCCGTCTGCTCTTTTATTAAATCCTCTTTTTCACAGGAAATCTCAATCCCGCATTTGTCACAAATACCTCTGTACTTGAATTTTCTGATAATCTGGATCATCATTTCACCTCATTTGCCACCTGAAATCCCATCCTAGCAACATTCCTAAGATTATCCCTAATCAGTGCCTTGTTCGGCTGTCTATGCCTTTCCAGATACTCCCAAATTGACTCATCGTCTCTTTCCGGCTCATTCGCCAGATAGTCCACGGAATATTCATACTCAGCTTTTGCAGCTTTCAAGCACTGAATCATGTAATCTATCTTTTCTCCTGTGTTCATGGCTACTCCTTTACTACGCATCTGCGCTCGCTGATTGCATAATATTTTCCATCATGCTCTGAACAGTATTTCTTAAGGATTTCTGCCTTTCGCGCATCCATTGATTTAATATCAGTTTCAACCTTTTCTTCGTGTTTCAAGGTATGATTATCAGCTTCGATAATCAGCACACACCACGCAAATTCCGTCTCAATCGGCTTTTTCTCATGGTCGGATTTCCACTGTTTGAGAACTTCAACAACCGCTTCTGGACGCTCTGTTCTGATTTCATAGCATCTAATGGCATCATCAATTTTTTTAATAGGGCATTCATCGCACCCGTCTTGTTCATGGCAAAGTTCCCCAAATAATTTAATCGCTTCTATCGCGCTCATTTCTTCTACCGGCTCAAACATTTCGTCTGTCCAACAGTATTCGTCCGGATCTTCTTTGATGTAATAACCGTGTACTTCACCAACTCTTTCGATTGTTACAACGCTTCCACACATATCTGTCATATCGTCTACAGCAACGGATCCACCGTAATTCTCGCCCATCACTAAATCTTCCCTGATTCTTACTTTATCTCCAACTTTATATTTCATCATCTTTCCTCTCTTTCTGCTTCCACAATCTCTCCTGATTTGTAACCTTCCGCTTCGATTCCAAGCTGTTCTTTCGTTACCACCTTTTTTCTCAGCTCGTATATTTTCTGGCATAATTCATCGCAAATCTCTTCAGCTTCCATACGACCTTCTAATTCTTGCACGTATTTTACACCGCATATATAGCAAGTCAGCCTCCTTACGTGATCCCAAACCTTAGAGACATTATAAATGTCAAACGCATTACTCATCGCCCCCTTTTTGCTGTTGTGTTTTCTGCTTCTAAACCATTTGGCTTTTGTCTGTTCCAATGGTTTAGTTACATTCCTCCCATTTTTTACCTCTATTTCATTTTTCATTTCTGTTTTTACGACTTTTGCAACTTCTGCAATGATCTTATTCATTTCCTGTTCTGTCATTCTTGCATTCCTCCCCGTTTTCCGTAATCTCTCCTGATTTTTTACTTTTTCTCTTTCTTCTCTTTTCCAAAACATATTTATCGCAAATGCAGACATCACATTTCCTGCTTTCTCCGGTCACTCCGATATAGTCGCACCTCGCTCCACGGCTTTTCATGAGCTTGTCTTTCATGCGGTATTTGCACGTCTTGCATAGATGCCTGTCCGCATTGAATCCTTGTAACCGTTGCTCTTTCCATTGCGTTGGTGTTGGGATTCCGTCTCTTCTGCACCAGTTGGACACCGTGCAATTTGTCACGCCGTAGATTTTTGCAATCTGGCTCGTTCGCATTCCACGTTTCACGAACCTTTCTAGCTCTTTTGGATCATGCCGTTCTACCGTGAAGCTCGACTCCTTTTCGTTTCTGTCAATGTTTATGTACCTGTATGTGGTGGATCTGCTCTGCTTTAGTTCTCTGGATATCTCTTCCACGCTATATCCGTCATTCAGCATTTGGATCGTTCTTTCGTACCTGTTCATGCTTTTATCCTCCAAGTAGCTCTCTGGTAAGCTTGTCCATGTCGTAGCTGCGTTCTTCAAAGTTGCGGAACTTGCTATTTCCACCATTCCCTAGTTTACTTAACCCTTGGTTCAGGTAATTTTCAAAATTGCGGGAAGATCCAAAAAGCGTGCACGGTCTAAGAAACGGTCTCATATCCTTTTCTCCGTTCCTCGGCTCCACTCCCCATTCAGAAACTTTATTGTCAATGACTTTTTTAAAATCCTCCAGTGTGTAACCCTCGTCACATCTGGCTTTTATGTGGTTGCGAGAATCCTTGGACTTGTCTTTGAACTCTCTTCCGGTTTTTTTGTTTAAATAATCGATCACAGCCTTGTACGGGTACTCGGTCTGCGCCACTATATCTTTTTTATCATTAACATTTACATTTACATTATCATTTACATATACATTAGGTTCGGGGGTGGTTACTGTTTGGTTATTGTTTGGTTTTGGTTTGGTTATTGTTTGGTTATTGTTTGGTTCGACCTTGGTTAACTCTTGGTTATCGCTTGGTTTCGGTCTGCCACCTTTTCTACCGTTCTCATACCGCTTATTATTCGCATCGATCTGAGGTTTTACCAGGCAAAACACCGTGTATTCAATACCGGACTGTTCCGGCTCCTTACCGTCCAACGCATAATCTAATATGGATTGCATTACCTTTTTGTATTCTTCAGGAGGGAGATTCTTCACCGATTCTGCGAAAGATCGGTAGAATACGAAACTATCTCTCATTTCTCTATCTCCTTTATAGTTACCTCTATTCGTGGGTTTTTGGTGTCAATATAGAAATTGTCTTGAAACCCTACGATGTCACGCCAGCTGTCATTTGCAAGCACTTTCGTTTCTACTAGCGCATCTTGTATCACCTTGCGCCCGAAAGAGCTTATATTGTCCAAATCCCTCCTTTTATTAGGCTCGTACCAGTCATACACCATGTACACCGGTTTCTTGATTCTAAGGCGTTTCAGCTGTTCCAGAATGGCTGCTATAACCTTAGATTCATTCTTTCTTTTCATCTGTGCACCTTTATACGGGTTTGTCCGGCAAGCGGATGTATAATCGTTCAAATTGTCAAGCTTGCCGCTGATCCTTAAAAAATATTCCATTCTTCCAACCTTTAAACGCTTCTTTCATTTTCATTCGTTTGTACAGTATCGCTCTCGATCTTGCAAGCTCTTTTCTGAGATACTGTGCGAACTGTCTTTCGTCTTCTGGATCGCCCGGAACCGGACGGAAAATACCGTTTCCAACATTGATGATGCAGTCGCCGTTCTTATTGGCATTAGCGATCATCTCTCTTAATCTGCGGTCTGTCGTTTGGTTACAAGGACGCGCCATAGCTTTTTCATGTCCGTCCGGTATTTTCGCGAAATACTCTTCTGCGTTCATCGTTCTCCTTTCCCCTCCGGTTTCCCGGAGGATGAATCCATTCATGCAAGTTGCGTGTGATATATTATTTTTTCGCATGAGCGGTTAATAAGTTACGATGTATAGAAAAACTCCTTTCGGAAGTCCTCTATCGTTCCATAGTGTTCCAGATAGTACTCTCTGCATCTCTTCCGCAGATCCTTGTCTATCTTGGACGCTTCTTTTCCGGCGTGTACGCCGTTCGGATGCAAATCTGGTCTTAACGGTGCTATAAATCCGTATTTCTCGCAAAGCATCCGTTCTGTATGGGTGTGGGAGAATACATGGTGTCTTTCCACACCGTAGAATCCTGTGTACATACAGTGATCCATGTCGTCCGTGAATATGCTCCACAACTTCTTAGACATCTATCCCGTACCTCTCTTTCAGAATCCGTCTTTCCTCTGTTGATGCTATCTCTCTGTCCGGTATTCTGGCTTCTTTGCAGCTCTCCACAAGTCCGTTAATCAGTCTGGACATCTCTTCGGTGTTGTATGTATGGCTGCCACGTAAGAGCTTGTACGTCCGGTACACTACTCCGTCATTTCCCTGTCGGATCTGGGAAGTAGGAGCTAGATGGTAATACATGGAGGTATTCACTTTCTTCTCTGCTTCTTCCGTGTCTGGAATGGTTGTATATACGGCTTTTCCGTCAAATAATTCCGGTTCGCCATACATTCTTAGAAGATGGTTGTGAATCTCTGGATTCGAGCTATTAAGCACTTTTGCGAGCTTTGAAACCAATACCCAGTAATAAGCGTTAGCGTCAAGGCTTCTCTTCTTCCGATGCTTCTTAATCACGATGTCTACCAGATCACAGTCTTTCAATTCTTCAAACGCCTGTCTTGCATCCTCATTGACCGTCAGGACGATCTTCTGTTTCTTACTAAGTAGATCTATCATCAGATCTAAAAGCTTCCCGGTGAACTCCATCAGTCATCACCAAATTTTCCTTTCAGAGCGGTAAGCATTTTAGCAGCTTCGCACTCAGTCAGCGTTTCCCACGTCTTACCATTGCTTGTAACCCATGCATCTCCATCAATTCCGTGGCTTGTACACATGTTTTTAATAGTCTTGATCTTTGCCGGTGAAGCTGTCTTTTCCAGTGATTCCGGAATGTTCAGTTCCTGTTTATTTTCCTCCTGTACCCACAAGTCAAATCCAAGTCCTGTATGAATCGCAATGCACTTCACGAACGCTCTACACATGCTATTCCAGACTCGCTGTTGAGACATGGAATTGTCTTTTACCGGATTGCTGCCATTCATGACCGGAGTCTGCATATAGTAAGTATTGTTATCGACGACAACTTTTATCTTCGTTTCGTAGCAACGATTTACGGCTCCATTCTTATCCGTAAAGGTGTGATCGGATGCAATCAGGCTACTTCCATTCGCTCCTGTGCATGGCTCAAAATATACCGTTTCCGCACCGTTCTCCCGGAGAAGATCAATACATTTCGCCCAGTTAAGATAATCGATGCCGTCACGCTTTTTGCAATGCTTTCTCACATCGACTTTTCGCATTTCTTCATAGCTTTTCAACATTTACAACATCCTCCTTAAATCACCATTCAGACATTCGTCACACCAGTTTTCTCCGCAAATATCTGTAATGTAATCACCCTCGTATAATGGCTCACCGCAGATATCGCAATATGCTACCGGCTTCGGTTCGTCTGGAAGTGCGGTTTTCCATTCATCGTATCCCTCGATCATTCCGGATCACCATTTTCCTCTCTTTCAACTTCCAAGATGCAAAGAACTGCCGATACATCAAGGTATGATGTCCGCTCTCTCTTTGCCAGTCTTTCAATGATTTGTAACTTCGTCTGGCTTTCAAGAAGTTTTTTGTATTCATCTGTAGATATTGTTATTGTCATTGTCTTTCTCCCCTTTTCGTGTTATAATTTAGTTGTGTTTTTTGTTGTGTCCTTGACCGGATCCGTCCGGCAAGGGCGTTTTTTTATGCTCTTAATTTCCAGATCATCCAGTCTATCTGCCAGTAATTCGATATACTTTACTGCACAATCTCTGAAATATCTGGCTTTTTCGTCTTTCAGCTCGAAGCTGTCAAATTCAGCGATCACGCTGTCGAGCTTACTTGTTCTAACTCGCTTAGTATCCAAAAGCTACCCACCACCCAACTAAAAAGATGGTGAATAGGACCGGGAATAATGCGGATACTACAGCTCCGAGGGTTTCATCAAGCTCTCTGGTTAGCTGTTTTTTTATCCTCTTTTTCTTCATCTCTCTACCTCCTTACTTTAAGATCAGTAAGATAATCAGCAGAATATTGATTGCTGTCAGCATACTGTTCTTTACTTTCAAGTCTTTAATAATTTCCAGTGCCATCTTTTCTCCTTTGTAATTTTTTTGTTATTGCCAAACCACTTCCTTTCTGTGGTATACTCTCCATTCTTGCAGGATTATTCTCCGAGTAAATAACTGATGCTACAATCAAATTCCTCGCAGAGTGCAATCATTTTTTCCATGCTTATTCCATTAAAAGCGGTTTCATCTCCATTTTCTAATTGTGACAATATATTCCTGCCGCAAGTAGGTTTCCCCTTATCTTTGATATTGCCAAGAAGTTCGGCTTGAGATACTCCCATTTTTTTTCGTTCTGACCGTATACGATTCCCTATTTCTATATAATTATATTTGTGCATAAACATAACTCCTTTCCATATCATTACCTCCTAAACTGATGTCTACGTCTTCGATTCTGTCTTATCCTCTGCTTTCCGATCGGCTTCATCTGCCAGACTTTCTACCTTTCCAAGAAAGTAACCTTTATCAAATTCGGATAAATTCGGCATAGCCTTTTTGATCTTTTCAACGATCTTTTTTTCCTTTTCGCTCATGTACTCACTTCCTTTCTGTGGTATACTCTCCTTGAAAGGAGAATTATTATGGATTTTAAACTTCCGAATATGGCTGAAAATCCACCATTACCTCACTACGTTTATGAAAAAGCAGAAAACGAGGAAAAATATGAAACCCTTAAAGAAATAGCAGACAGTGCAAGACTATTAGCAGAATCAGCTACTTCCGATGCAACTAAATCTAAAAAACGTGCAAATGTTGCAACTGTGATTTCCATATTATCTTTATTGACCGCTTTCATGTCTAATGTAGATAAGATAATAGCCAACGTACATTTCTTAATAGATCTTTTCCGCTAAAGACGAGATTTATTAAGATTGATGCAAGGCTAATGATTATAGCCGCTGTTGATCGATCTATCTTTCTTTTTATTTGTGTCACCTCCTTGTTGATTCTAAAACTATTATATGTCGGTAATCGACTTTTGTCAACAACTTTTTGTTGATTTTTTCAACATCATATGGTATATTATATTTGCAGATGGGAGGTGAAGAAAACGAACGAAAGAATCAAGGAAATCAGAAAATACTTTGGTGTCACTCAACAAGAGTTTGCAGAACGTATAAAAGTGAAGCGCAACACAGTGGCAACTTACGAAATGGGAAGAAGCATCCCGAGTGATGCTGCGATAGCCTTAATTTGTAAGGAATACGGAATCAGAGAAATCTGGTTGCGAACTGGTGTTGGTGAGATGTTAGAACACGATCCAAAGGAAACGGAAATTTCTAATTTACTGGCTGACATTCAAAAATCTGACGATAACGATTTCAAAAGCAGACTAATTTCCGCTTTGGCAAGATTAGATTCTAAAGGATGGGATAGTTTAGAAAAATTAGTAGATATGATTTCTGAAAAGTAAAAAGAAAGACAAGGGCAATGCGCAAACCCTTGTCTTTCTTTTATTCTGCAAATCTTTTTACATATACATATATATAATTTAGCCACTTAATATTATTGATTTTTTCTATAAGTTTAATTATTTCCTCTTGATACTCTTTTACAACATTTTTTTCTTCCATAGCAATACCTCCCGGACTTAAATGAAAAACTAAATTCCAGCTGTGGATTATCTCAGTAACTATGCGGGAT